GCACTGCCAAGTGCATCTCCATAGGGAGACACAATGGTCTCTCCTCACGGGGGAGTGGTTACCCCCGCGTCCGCACTACTGTGCGGACGCCCACCTGAGCTTGATGTCGACGGACTCAGGGCGTCCATAACGCTCTAGATGATTCCTGTCAGCGAATGGCTCTTCGCCGCGTTTAAGGAAAAACTTAAGCAAGGCACCAGCACCCTCCAGGCGATCAACCGGGAGTTTGCTGACGACCTTCATACCCTTGACAAGAGGGATCTGGAGGTCGGGGCACCACCTCTGAGTCTCATGACCCAGAAATGAGTGTTTGCCCAGCAATGGAGAATCCTCGCCAACAGCAGGAAACGGCATAAGCCGCTCAACGATGTTGTCAAGGTATCTCGTGGTTTTCCACAGCCCTCTCTTGTAGAGTTGGTTGCGGAGCGATACCACAGAGATGATCTCCTTAGCGTTATCCTGTCGCGTTGGGATCAACTGCCGCACGCGTACGACGGAAACGTCGTGCCCTTGGTAGTAATCCTTTCCGCAAGACTCTCTGAAATAACCAGACCAGAAAGACTTGCTAGCATTCACTCGAAACCCAAAAGTCTCGAGTCTGCTAACGACAGAGCGCACGAAGCGCACGGGGACAATGATATCATCCCCGTACACGCGCACCTGGCCCCTAAACGACTTAACGTCGTCTCGGGTCAGTGGCCTACTTAGCACATCTTCAATCCCTAGGAATATCACTGTCATAAAAACCAGTGACTCCATGGGAAAGCAGAGTGCTGAACCCATAGACGCGAATTTTGCAAGGCGGATGATTTTCTTTCCGTCGTGCAAAGGTACTTCAGCCTTACGGCTCCTGCAAGCGTCCACAGCCTCACCTAGGTGAGGATGATTGGCGAGCATGAGTCGAACTAGCTGATTCGAAACACGGTCAGATGCCTCACTAAGATCTAGCGTGGCTAAATCCCCATAGAGGGACCCAAGTCGAGCAAGCTCCTGGTTGGGAACATTACTCTTCCATCTGATAAAGTGGGACGCGGTGTCACTCGCGTCGATCGCTTTCTCGAAAGCCTCCAGCAAGCCTTGCTGCGCATATTGCATCGCAGTAGGCTCAATGGCGATAATTCGAGGTGTTTTGAGCGTTTTAGGAACGGTTATGACCCTAACGGGTCTTTCCTTTCCGGGTTCGAGCCAGTTAAGATGGTCAAGGTTAGAGAGGTGAGACCAATTCGGAAGTAGAAACTTCCCAGCTGGAAACACTCCCTCGAGCCTTTCGGTCCATTCGGTCTGATTGAACTTTTGGTTACCCTTAAGTCGATCAGCGGTGGCACCGGGACCATGCTTTGGTAAAATCTCGTAGTTCGCAACAGCGTTATCAACTGTCGCAAAGAGATCAGCCCAAAGCAGACGAGAGATGCGAGAAAAGTCCTCAGTTTCCTGAGGACTCCTCGCACCATCTGCGTCCTTGACTGACTGCTCACATTGGATGTATCCCTCAATAGCTGCCCTTTCTCGTGCATCACTGCATGGGAGAGAAATCTTGCCAAACATCAGCGTAAGCTGACGGATAGCGTAGATGGCGTCCACAGAGGGACAGTCCAAAAGTAGACCAGTTCCACGGTCGAACACAAGATCAAGGAAACCTCCGAGGAATCGGGGGAGACCGCCTGACCGGGCAAAACCCGGAAACAGGTCGTGATCTACGCCACCCTCTACCAGACCTTTTTGGAAGTCTGTGCAGAAGGCAGGTAAGGTGATAGTCAGAAATGACTCACCCTCATGTTCGACTCGACTCGCGACAGTTTCAAAGTCGCGAGTGGTGCTGGTGCAACACCAAGTGGCCAGCTCAGCTGCCACTTCCTTCCAGAGTAACGTAAGGCTTTTCAAGTCGGCTCCTTATAGAGTTCGATCTGTCCATAGCCATGCGTCACAGGGACAGTCGTTGGTGCTAGTTCTCTCCGCCCAAGAGCTGAGAGACCTTGGCACCCGAAGACGCAGTCAGGGCGGCGGTAAAGCCGTCAATGATCTGCTTCAGTTCCGTATTCGAGTACCCCGCGACCGGAGCGTCAACCACCAAATAAACACTGGCGGAAAGCTTGACGTTCTGGGCCGGGAGCATCGGATCGGTGCTGATCTTCGAACTATTAAGGCGAATGGTACGTCGGGTTCGCTTGCCATAGGCATGCGAGACGACCTGCTGCGTGAGGCCATCGGCCGAGGTAAAGGTGCCAGAATTGACACCAGAACTCGTACGAGGCATCGAAATCGCAACCGCGTTAATAGTTACTGACTGGGGATCTGCGAAAGACATGGCATTACTCTTTTCGTTGGTGTAGTCAGGGCCTTGTAAGGCCCCTAATGACGCAACACATCACTCCTCGTGAGAGAAATGCGCCGCCAGCACCTTTATAGGTGCCTAGGGCCCCTGGAGATTCCAAGGGCCCCGAGTATGGCTGCTTGACGTCCATTTATGGACCCCATGTCGAAGCCAAAACCAAATGGAGTTGCCCTCTGCCTGACCTTTGACTCTGCAGTCACGGTCATTTTGAGGTCTCTTGTCGGTGCGCCCGTATTTAGGCCACCACCCAAGAGGGTGTAGGTACGTACAACGGTTTTCCGCTGCATGATGTACCCATACCGCATTACTAGCCCGTCCTGGCCGAACCGGTTGACGTTATGAATGACGTCCCCGATGTTCGAGTTCCAGTCTACGAGCCAACTCCAAGGAGCTAGATTCCACACGGTCTCGGGCGTTAGCTCGGTTCCGTATAGTTTTCTAGCCTCTGCTGCATGCATGTCCATCTTGTCCTGGAGTGTTACTCCAAGATTCAGATGGTA